CATCCCACATCAAACCGCCACAGCCTTCGCCATAGGGAACGTCTTTATTCTGCTGGTGTCTTTTAAAGCTCGCCATTCTTGCAATCGTATCGCGTGATATTGGCTCCTTGTTTGCTAGCTGATTAGCTCTGATCTTTCCTACCGGAGTTCCGCAGGATCCCCAGCCATTTTCCTCAGCGTACTTAAGTGCTCGCTTAGCGTTGTTAGTCGCGCTCTCTGGATAGTCATTAAATGATTCAGCAAAAGCGCCACCGGCTAAAATAGCCTGATAGACTTCGATTGCTTTCTCTTCAGTATCGTAGATGCAAGCTCCTGAGCCTATTCTGTATTTTCCGTTTGAGCATTTAATGACCGGCATATTATTGGATTAGTTTACTATAAATAGCGAAGCGCTGAGTATTAATTTTAAAAATATCGTAATGCTCTCGGACATACTCCCCATTCCGATAGCCAAAGTCATCGCGCATCTGCTTACTGAATGCCATTCGTTTAATGTCACGCTCCCAGTTATCCACTTCGAAGATCGTCGGAATGTCATCATAAGGCGCACGCTTGTAGGTTAAGATCGGAATGTTCTTAGCCCCTGCCTCTAGCGCCTTGAGGTTTGATTTCAGTCTGTTGAATTTGTTATCCAATAAGGGAACCAAAAGCATATCAGCCTCCAGGTAAAAATTCATGTAAAGATCCACCGGCAAAGATTCAATGATTTTGTATTCAAGCTTCTCATTAGCAGTGTATAGATTTCCCATCTGATTCCAGTGCCATTTATTAAACTCATTCCAACCGCAAAGAAGCATCCTAGTATTTTCTCTAAATACCCTGGACTTTGCCAGCTCCTCGATCGGTCTCTTTAGCTGCTGAATATCTGGATAGTGAGTGATCGATCCGGTGTGAGCTATTGTCACTCTGTCATTATCCTTCTTGACTGCTGTGAATTGGTCCTTGTCAAATGGCAATCCATTAGGCAGGATTTCACAATTTTTATTTATTTGGATTATTTCTAAATAAAGTCGATTGTGTGTCGTGGTTACTAGGTCAGCGTATCGGATGTAATCCTTTATAATCCTAGTGATCCCTAGGCGTCTATAAGTTCCAGCGCTCAGGTGCTTATCGAATAAGCTCCAATAGTCGTCAATGTCTACCACTAATTTAAACCCAAACTTCTGGCGCCATTCTAGGAGCTGAAGCAAAGGCGTCGATTCTAGGAACCGATTAACGACTACCACATTAAAATTTTTTTCTTTCAATAGGTCCTCTGTGATCGTGTCAGTGATCAGGCAGTATTCCTTTTCCATGATCGACAAAGGAAGCGCCAGTCTGTGGTAAGTTACTCCACTATTTTGACTTCCTACGGCCAGGATTCTTAGCTTGGATTTTGTCATTTGTTTGGTTAGTTTGGTTTACTGCCTCCGCTTGTTTAGCTGACATGACGTTCTCGTAGTGATGGCTTAGTCTCTTAAGCATATCAAACACACAGCCACCACACCAGGCATTTAACACATAGCTAGGATCTAGCGAACGCTTATAGATTTCGTGATACTCATTGAGGACCGCGTGGTCTAGGTTACGGGTAAATCCTAGCGCTACGCTTTCGAAGTTAATGATATTGTCCTGGATGAATTTGATGTCTTTGTCTGTCATTATAATTTCATTAATAGTCTGTAAATAATGGCGCACTTCACACCTGCCCCGAACGTTATTGCTATGACCTCACAGAGTTCCACTGGTGCCCAGATCAATGCAAGCGCAGTCCAGAATCCTAAGCATGGCGCGCAGTTGAATGGCTTAAAGTTTAGGCTGAGGCTGTGGTGCAAATTGTTCATCTGGAAGAACGTGACAAAAGCGACAGAGGCTAATAGCTGTATCATTAGTCCATCCATTTGCCATGATTTAACAAATGCCAGGTTCTATGCTTTAGAACCTCAATGATTAAGGAGAACAAAGAATCCGCTTCGTACTCTCCAGCTTCTACGATTAACTTCATACGATCTCAATTTTGTAGAGGGCTTCTTGCACCTCCAGGTGATAGCATTTATCGTCCATCCTTTGATGATATTCGATAAACTTTGAACAGATATACAGAGCGCACTCTCGCGCCATTAGTTTTGATCCGGTAAAGTAAAGGCAATTATTAAATAAATCCTTTGCAAATTCGTCAGGCTTTTTATTCATCCTTGAGTTTCTTTTTGATTAATGCGATAGTTTTAACGATCGACGGATACGGTATCTTTGTTTTTCTGTGGACGTCCATCTGGTTAAATCCTGATTCGACGTATTGATCCAGCAGTCTATCCTCGTACCAGCACAGCGTCTTCCTTTTACTATCTAGCAAATCAAAGAGAATCTCCTTCTGGTCCTTCGAATTATCGATGTGATCCTCTAGGTTTTCGATCTCCTCAATAGACTCAAATTTAGCTCTGAAGTTTCTGAAGAATGGCTGATTCATCCCGGTGCTTCTGATCATGTTTAACATGGCTCTGACCAGGTAGAACTTCAGCGCGTTATTCTCGTAAAGGTTCCAGAATTTCTCATCGCTTAGAGTACAAAGTGAGATGAACATCTCTTGCCTAAGATCGTCGCGGAGGCTAGCCGGTTGCATCTTGCGAAGCGCCTGGCTTATATCCTTGGAAAGGTATAGCTCCTCGATTATCTCGTTTCTGCTCTTCACTATAAGTCCTCTGGTAGATTAGCGATGTAAGCTTCGACTTCCTTGACTATTCGCTTTGTATTCTCAATCTCGAATTTCAAGTATTCCATTGCTTTCTCTAGGTCCTTAAGGCGATCATCTTTCTTGCCTGCCCTTAAGACATATTTTACGACGTTACCTAGGGAGAACCCAAGCCCAAAAGCCTCGATCACATCGATCGCCTGTAGTCCTCCCTTTCCTTGATAGTGATCAGGCTTGACCACTTGTTCAGCGTTACTATTCATTTTCATTTCGTTTGGTTATGCAAAGCTTAAAAAATCTTTTTTAAAATTCCAAATTTACACCGTAGTTTTTTAGTAATATATTCAGCTGAGTATTAAGCCCTTCGCTCTTAGTCTCTGACATTTCAGTCATCTCCATGCCTAAGCGGAAGAATAACAGCATGAGCTTGCCGGCATCCAAGTACTGATCAGTGACCTCTCCAGTCGGATCGCCTTTATAAATCTCCTGCTCTAGCTTGAGCAGTTCATCCAGGACGCTCTTGGATTTCATCTTCAGCGCCTGGCGATTAAATATCGACGGACGAAAGTCTGCCTCGATGTGATCAATCAGCGCGTTGATTAGTCCGGCATAAATTATGATCGTCTCTTTCTCTTTTAGCTTTTTCATGATTTAAATAGTTTTAGAAATTCTAGTAAAAAAGGATTATCTTTCATTGTGTATAATTGACACTCTGTCAAAGTACCTTGAAATAAAACAGATTCTTCTGTTTCGTTTACCACTTGGTAAGTTTCATTTTTTAGATGTATTATTTTCATTTGTTTTTGTTTATATAGTCCTTTATTCTTTTGGTCCTCAGGAACGCTGCTCTTCGCTCCGCCCCGTGGTTATTTAACATCCTCAATAGATTGATTCTAAGCGATCCATTTACGTCATTGATACGAACACCAGGCAAGGACAGAGAACGTGTCTCTCGTGTCAATTCTGACTCAATCCAAGCGATGCACTGCTTATAATTGTCCGGCAGATTTTTATTAGTGTCCAATATCAATCGGTTTAATCTTAAACTCAATTCTAGGATTTATCTTATCGATGTGCTTTCTCATGACCAGCACAGAGCACAGTCGATCGTTCTGAATCATGCCACAGTTCTGCAAGCAGTCCAGGATTACTTTTGCCGAATTGTCTAGATCAGATCGATTGGATTGAAAGTAGACGTCAATCCAGATTTCAAATGGAACGCTGATCGTTTCGCCTTTGTGCTTTCTGATCTGCCACTCGAAGCTCACTTCGTACTCCTTTAGATCGACCGTCTTATAAAGGCGATTGCCTCCTATTCGGTATCCGTTTGACTTGCTAGGCACTTGGCCTTTGATAGTTATCATTTTATTTTTTTTCAAAGTATTTCATGACAATATAATGCATTGCAGTGCTACCAATTACAGAGCCAAAAACATAAGCAAACATAAGAGAAGTCTTATCGAAATTAGTAATTACATTTTTTAAAACTAACAGCCAAATTCCATTTGACAAGATTGACGCGATAGCATTGTAGGAAATGCTTTTACTATTTCTAGCTCTGCTTACTAGTGTGAAACTTGCATTCTGTAAAATCGTCAAGACAATTATTTTTAAAATCTCTTCCATTTTAATCAGTGCAAAATCCAGCTTGACATCCTGATCCGGTTCCGAAGTTAAAATCCATTTGAAGTCCAAGTGATTTTATCTGCTCATAATTTATCTGAGCTTTGTAATTGTACTTAGAATTTATTTCTTGATTTGAGAACCATCTCATTTTTGAGTGATTATCCTCCCAGTTTTTTCTAAGTTGCTGAACATCTTTCCAGAAACAGCCTACACAATTAGAGTCTTCTGGAAAAATTATATCCTTTGATTCCCAAAATTTCCTAACTTGATAGTGATG